ACGCCCGTACAGATTAAACACTTCTTGCCACTTCTCGTAGGAACCTTCGGGGTGCAGATGCTTTGCAAGGTCCCGTGTCGCTGATGACGGCGGGCTATGGTAGATGCCGTCCGGAGTAACCTCTCGTTCTCCCACGATAAATTTGGTGTCGTTGTCAGCCCATCCGAACTGCATGCGCATAAGCTCTGCCTTCCTCTTATACTGGATCGCCTTGAGTGACATGGTCACAAACAAAATCAGGCTTTTGAATTGCTTCTCGGTGGCAGCTACGCCCTTACTGGCAAGCGTCTTGCGAAGCTCACTCATATCCCCGACCGCCTGCTTCTGCGTGATGGTGAACTCACGGATACCTTCTTTAGGCAGGTGCAGGCGCATAACGAGTACGTCCCCCTCTTTCGGGTCGGTCATCGTCTTCACTAGATATAGGTCGTGCTCGTAGACGAGAGTAGGCACCTCCTCGTCTTTTTCAGGCTTGATGTAGATGCCACCCTTCTTGCCCCGTGCAAACGGGAAAGGGTACTCAGGTATCTTCAGGTCGAGCGGCAGGTCAGCTTCGCCGTCAACAGGGATAACGTAATTGCCATCCTCGGTCTCGGCTTCCGCTACCTCTTTGCCCAGCACAATCGGGTTTTTAATCTTACCAAAGTAGGGGCAGCCGTAGCACCCACCCGGATTGTTCCGGTCAAAGGTCGCGCAGTTGTGCGGTCCCGTGATGTGCTTGATCTTATCCATCGTCCGGATTGGGTCGTAATCCGGATGCCCGTACGACATCTTCTGGATAGCCGTGTCCCGGTCTACACAGAACTTAGCAACGGAAAGAGCGTCAAACCACCTGACCTCAGACAGCGTAGCGCGGTCCTTGTAGGCTGCTACAAGCTGCTGGCACCCGTCACCCTTCGCACTGCGGCGCAGAATTTTGGAGAACCGTGAGACGTTGTTGTCTTGCAGCTTCACACTCAGATTGCTGCTGCGGCGCTGGGGCACTTCCATCGGCCTCAGGGGCTTTACCCCAAGGATGTCACGGAACTCCTCAAACCCAACAGCATCCGCGTCAGATATAACGGTTACATCTTTCGGCGGGTCGTCCTTGAAATTTAAAGTGCCGGGTATCCGGAGTATGCGGGCTACCTCAAACACGGAGGAGTCCACATAAAAATCGTGAGTAACGCAAAGCTCGGCCAGCCGGTTGGCTACAGGCTCCCATTCCTGCCGGGTCACGTCGCGGGTCAGGGGCCAGTATACGTGTACACCGCGCCCCGAGTTGACAAGCAAGGGCCTTGGCAAACCGATCTTCTTGCAGAACTGCCTTAGCGCAGCTAGCCCCGCAGCTTGATCGACGTACCCGTCTGGCCTACCCGTCTTCTCGTTGACTACCGCCTTCGCAAGGCCGCAATCAATGTCCATCCAAAACGCCCGGAGAGCTTTGACGTTCTCCTTCTGGCGGTTCTGGCCCGTCTCGTATTTGGCGACACCGAAGAATACATTGCGGCCCTCCGCAACGTACCTCTCCGCATAGCTGTCTACCTCTTCCCGAGTAGCTACAAGTTTTTGCCTTACGTCACGCTCACCCTTGATACCAAGCACAGCGAACCAGCCATCAGCCGGTTGCACTTTGCTCAAAAGGTCTACGTGCGTCATTGCATAGTCCACCGTTGCGGGGTTTAGCCCGCTGATTATTGTTATGCACCGAAGGTCAGGACTCAGTGGTCTGGTTGAGTTGTTCCACCCAATCACGGATAGCATCGTTGTGACGCTCGTGAGGGAGGGTCTCTCCGCAGAACCACTGATAAACCGTCTGACGGGTAACCCCAAAGATACGTGCGGCTTCGATTACCGATATACCGCGCTTAAGGCAGATGTGCCCAAGCTGTACTCCTATGAGGCTACCGTCAGCGTTCCTAATCGCCTCGGCTACCTTGATGGTGTAGCCTTGAGACATGAATTACTCCTCATCGGCCCAATCTTCGAGGAGAGACGCAAGGTCCTTGTCCTCGGCGGGGGCTTCAACAACAGCGGCAGGCTTCTTTACAACGCGCTTGACCGGCTCTTCGGTCACTTCCTCTTCTTCCGGAGCATCAAACACCGATACCTTCGGTGCCGCAATAGCCTTGGCAGCCACCGGCTTTGCAGTGACGCCATCTGCTTCCGCAGCAGTCAGACGGATGTAACGCTCAGCTTCACCGCTAGCGAAAGCAGCGTCAACGAGGTCAGCTTCCCCCTGCGTAAGGTGACGGACAGCCTTGAACTTCAGCGTCAGCGTGTCTGCTTCCGTGTCGTACATGACCTTGGTCACGACGGTATCTGGGGCTTCGCCGTTAGCCTTAAGGAAGTTGCAATAGCTCTCGAACGGATGCTCGTTGCCGATACCCTTACCGAACAGCGATTTGGCAGCGAGGCCCATCTGGTAGATGTCACCGCTCGGATCACCTTCGACAAGCACAGCGATGCGGCGCTTGAAGCGGCAAGCCTTACCACGCCCCTTGTTACCCGAACCGTCGATGTTCATCGGGCAGCTTGCGCAGCTTGCGCCCTTGCGGTTTGAAGCCTTGGGGTCCGGAGTGCGGCCATCAGCCGACCAGCAATCAGGCAGTGTGGCCTTGCCTTCCGGGTCGTAGTCGGCCTCGTAGTACTCGCGCGACACTTCTTTCAGCATGTCCACGATGATGATGTTAAGCTCATGCGGCGCAGCTTTTCCGATCTGCTCACCGTTCACCATGCGCTTGAAAGTGCCGTTGGTGTTGGTGGCAATCCGGCGCAGCGTAGTGCCTGAACCGATCTTATCCGCAAGGCGCGACTCGCGCTTGACGGTCATCACGTTGCTAGGTTCGTCGAAAATGGTAATGTTGCCCATGGTTTTTCTCACTTGTTGGTGGGTTTGCGAACGGTGATAGCGTATTTGCTATCGACCTGTAGGCCAGCCGGATGTTGGTCCGGGTTTTCTTCAAGGAACTGCTTCATATTCCCGTTGTGGATACGCTGCTCCAACAGGAACGGCGCATCGTTCTCCTTGATGAACTTGTACATCTGGTCCCAGTCCGTGGTCCAATACCGAGACTTAACCCGGCGTGTTACGGTCCCTTCTGGGGTACGCAGACTATCGAGGTTCTGCTCGTTGCAGATTTTAAGCAGCCGCTCGGACACCATCTCAAGCTTTTCCTTGAGGGTGTTGATCTCTTGAGCGTGAGCTTCCTCACGCTCTTCGATGGCTGCACGGATGCGGCGGTAAACCGCTACCAGCCTATCGGCTGGGATTGCCGGTTCTTCCATAGTTTGCTCCTTATGGTTGGCATTATCGTTTAGACGCTACTCTATACATTGTCAAGAGGCTGTAGATATGTTTCTTCAATCCACATCACCCTAGCTTGGCTGGTCTTCGCTATAGGTTCGCAGTGGTAATCAGGACCGCGTATGCCCCACACCAAATCTGCTATCATAAAACCTTCAGGGTAGGTTAGCTCGTATGATTTCTTCGTGCAGCGAGTAGCCCTAAGATGTAAGTGATCCTTTACCTCGACGCGGTCGCCTATAGTAAACTTGAACACTGGGGGACGATCAAACAGTCTATAGTCGGTCATTTCATCCTCCCGTTATCTGTCTATATAAATCTATGATGCGCTCGTGATTGTTTATGTTGCCACGCAGCATTGAGTATAGTTTGTCTTCGACATCGCTGCCTCGGATGTGCACCACCGTCATGGCGTTCTTCTGGCCGGGGCGATTGATGCGGGCGTTAGCTTGCAGGTAGGTCTCCACCGACGTGACCGGTGCGTACCAGATGATTGTGTCTGCTGCCGTAAGGGTAAGCCCGTGGCTCGCTGCCTGTGGTTGAATAAGCAGCACGTGCGGGGTCTTCTCAGTCTGGAACCGCGTCACGATATCGGTGCGCTTGTTCACTGGCACCTTGCCGTTGATGACATCACAACTGATGCCTTCCTTCTCCAGCTTCCGGCGCAGTAGCTCGATGGTGTGCGTGAAGGGTACGAAGACCAGCACCTTGTTGCTGGCTTCCTCGATCACCTCCAACACGGCGTTCATCCGGTTCGACACGTCGAACTCCAGCACCTCGCCACTATCCGAATAGACCGCACCTCCGCTGATCTGGAGCAGCTTGTTGATCTTAACCGCTGCGTTGACGGCGCTGA